TTAATGTTTAATTATGAGGAAATGAAAAATAAAATAATATTAGCCGACTGTATGGATATAATGAAAGATATACCAGATAAATATTTTGAGTTAGCCATTGTTGACCCGCCGTATGGGATAGGCGCTGGAAGTGAAAAATTTAAAAACAGAACAAGTAAAAATAATATTGGATATAAAATAAAAGATTGGGATATTTTGCCTGATGAAAAATATTTTAATGAACTTTTTAGAATTTCGCAAAATCAAATCATATGGGGCGGAAATTATTTTATAACTTATTTGCGAAATACAAAATGTTTTATTGTTTGGGATAAATTGACAGGGAAAAACTCTTATGCTGATGCAGAAATTGCATGGACAAGTTTTGATTCTCCTATAAAAATATATAAAAAATTATGGCTCGGGGCAAACGCAAAAAATGAAACGCCTCGAATACACCCAACAGAAAAACCCGTCGCCCTATATCGCTGGCTCTTACAAAACTACGCAAAGCCGGGCGATAAAATTATTGATACACATTCAGGATCAGGTTCGCTCGCTTGCGCCTGTCACTTAGAAAAGTTTGATTTTTTAGCCATAGAAAAGGATGAAGATTATTACAGGGCAAGTGTTGAGCGATTAGATACGTTGAGAAGTCAGGGGGTGTTGTTTTAATGTTTAATTATATAGTGAAATAAAAAAAAATAAAAATATCTTGACATAATGCGGTGGGAGGTTCAAATGGATATAATTAGATTATGACATGATATAGGGAGGAAAAGTGAGAGAAAGTTTATTCCAGTTAGCTGTCCGAAAAGATGACAGGGAATCTTTTAGCTCTCTTGCTCGTCAACTTGGTCTTAAGAATTACGCCTTATTTTCTAAGATTCTATCGTTTTATATGCAAAACAATAGAAAAGAGATAGAGAAGAATACTGAAATATGACCTACGGGTTTATATTTGGGCGTGCTGCCTCAAAAGGCAAGGGAGTCGAGCGGACAGGAAGCGCAAGGAAAGACGAGCGGTCTTTAAATGCAGGGAAGCCGAACGGGCTTAAAACGAAAGGACAGCGAGCGGCTGAAAACGCAGGAGAGGGACGGGGCGAAAGTCCCTTCTCAATCCTCCGGAATGCAAAGGAGGTTTCATGAACACAAATAAAATTCCAAGATCAACGAACGTTACCGTCGATACGGTGATGACGGCAAGAGTTAAAGAGATATGCAATGAGCATCTCGAATTTCTTCTTATGAACGCCTTGCAGGAGCCGGACGGCAAAAAGCGAACTCTTAACATCAAGATAGAGCTTGCTTCAGGTGAGACGGATAAGGTCGCAACCAAAGTATCAGTGAAATCAAAACTTCCAGATGCAGATGCAGATGAAGTTCCGGGCATTCTTGATTTCACAGGTCAGGGCAATCTTTTCTTGGTCATGTAACGTACATGGGCTGTTCAATTCCGGACTGCCTAATTACAGAGAGGCTAACATGAATGAAATTAAAATATTTGAAAATCCTGAATTCGGGAAAGTGAGAACAGCAGAAATCAATAATGAGATTATGTTTTGCCTTATTGATGTTTGTAAAGCTCTTGATATTACAAATGCCTCAAATTGCCGGTCGCGTCTTAAAGACGATGGGGTATGTAATACGGAGGTCATCGATTCAGTCGGTCGATTACAATTAACAACTTTCATCAATGAAAGCAATCTTTACAGAGTAATATTTCAGAGTCGGAAACCTTCAGCTGTGAAGTTTACTGATTGGGTAACAACAGAGGTTTTGCCTTCAATTCGTAAAACCGGTCAATATTCCATCGTCAAAGACCTGTCAAACATTCCGAATTTTCGTAATCCGGCGGAAGCGGCTCGTGCTTGGGCGGATCAGTATGACAGAGCAGATAAAGCCGAAGAGATTCTTTCAAAGGAAAAACCGAAGATTGAATTTTATAATACAGTTGTAGAAAGTAAAGACGCTGTAGAAATGAGTGCCGTTGCAAAATTGCTCAATAAGAAGATCGGACGTAATAATCTTTTTCAGTTTTTGCGTGAGAAGAAAGTTCTCCGTGAAAATAACGAACCTTATCAGGAATATATCGACCGTGGTTGGTTTCGAGTCATCGAACAGAAATACACAACTCCCGAAGGTGAAATTAAGATTAATATCAAGCCCCTTGTCTATCAGAAGGGAATCGAAAAAATAAACAGGATGCTTGAAGCGTGATGAAAGAACTTACAGAGAAACAGGAAGCAATATATATTTTCGTGAAAGACTTTATCGCATTGAACAATTACTCTCCGTCTTTCAGAGAAATAGCAGATAAGTTTTCAATGACTTCAAAAGGCATATCAGATCATTTGAAGTGCATAAAAAAGAAAGGGTATATCGATTATTCACCAAAGTTAGCCAGGACAATAGTAATAAAATAAAAAGGAGGCTCTACAATGTTTTTCAGGAAGAAAGAAAAAAAATACAGAATGATGTCATATTCGGAATACTGTGAAAAGTGGGGCAAAGTCTCCCCGAAGCGTTATGCTGAATTAACTGATTTCGCCCTTCGTCTCCATGATAAGTTTGCCTACAGTTTGAAAATATTCACGGAGGTCGCATGATGTCAGAGTTTGAAGATAAAGCAATACTGCCGAAAGTAAAAGAATATATTAACGAGCAAAAATCTAAAACGTCCGTATTCGGGATCGTTCATGATTTGCACAAGCACGGGATACATGTATCAGTACAAAGGGTTGTTAAGCTGATTGAGAGTACTCCCGAACTTATTAAGATGTTGTCAGAGGTTGCATAAATGCAGTGGTATAAACATGACACCAGAGCGTCTTCAGATGCAAGAATTAAGAAACTCATAATTAAACACGGGGCGGTGGGGTATGCTATATATTTTCATTGTCTCGAACTGATCGCCGGTTCTGTGTCTGAAAGCAACATTACATTTGAGCTTGAACATGATTCGGAAATAATCGCTGATAATCTCAAAATCAAAGGATCATCGGAGCAATCAGGAAAGGATATCGTTGAAGAGATTATGAGATATATTATTGAACTCGGATTATTCGAGGAAAAAGAAGGGCATATTTTCTGTTTTAAATTGTTAAAACGTCTTGATACTTCGATGACTTCAAGTCCGAAATTGAGGTCATTGATAGCCGAAGCAAAGCAGTATCATGATAAAGTCATGATAAATCATGATGAAGTCATGGAAACCCATGCAAGAATAGAAAAGAAAAGAAAAGAAAAGACTAGACTAGAAGAGAAGAGACAAAACGTCCCGGCACCGCTGGACGCGGATGCCGTGAGGTTGACTCAGTTCTTTTACGACGAAATAGTACGGATAAGAAACCCGAAGATCTGGCTAAATAATGCTCCGGACTTGACCAAATGGAGACCGCATATTGAGAGGATGCACACGATAGACGGACTGAGTTATGCCGAAATAGAAAAAGTAATTCGGTGGGTTACACAACACGATTTCTGGTCTAAAATCATTCTTAGCGCGGAAACTCTTAGAAAGCAAACGAGAGAGAAGGATTTTCTCGGGCGGATTGAAGTAAGAGCAAATGCCCCGAACGCAAATGACGCACAGAAGCGACTTGAAGAACTAAATGCGAGGTACGGATCGTGACTTTTCCTGAAATGATATTGTTTCTTGAAACTCATTATGCCGGAACATTTGCGCCTCTAATGGTGGATTTGATTAAGCAGCTTATCGACAGCATGGAGGTATCGTATCAAGAGGCATTGCAAAGAGTGTTGTTGACGCATACTCAGAAGTTTGGACTTCCAGACTTGGCAGTATTTCAGAAAGCCCTTGCAGATAAGCAGAGTTCACGGCTTGATGTTATTGCCCTTCAAGAGTTCGACCGCATGAAGAGATCAGTGCATTATTACAAGAGCATTACTTTCAAAGATGTCCGGACGTGTTACGCATTCAGAGCGATAGGAGGCATTGAAGGTTTTTGCAATCGCCCCGAAAAAGATCAGGCGTGGATTCAGAAAGAATTTATTTCAGCTTTCAAGTCTGCTGATGCAGTGAAAGAGAATTTGGAAAGAATAGAGTTTCACGGCGGCATGGATGATTCAGACGATAAGATGATATATGTCGGTTACAATGAGGAAGAGATATTACAGATTAAAGGCGAAAAGAACAAGATGATAGGACACGTAAATAATTTAATCGAAAGGATGGTGGCTAATGGCGAACGATATTAACAGAGTATGTCTTATCGGAAGATTGACTCGTGATCCTGAATTGAAGTTCACTCCGGCAAATACTCCGATTGCAAGCTTTTCAATAGCGAATAACCGCACTTATGTCGGTCAAAACAGCGAAAAGAAAGAACAGGTTTCTTTTTTCAACTGTATAGCATGGGGCAAGACCGGCGAAATAATAGCTCAGTATTTCAAGAAAGGGCAGAGAATTATTATTGAGGGAAGACTTCAGCAGAGGTCATGGGATGACAAAGGCGGAAATAAGCGTTCAATCGTTGAAGTCGTTGTTGAAAATTTTCAGTTTCTTGATGCACCTTCAGCGAACAAAGAGAGTGGAACGGCACCGCAGGAAAAGACTGAATCTGGACCGGAAAATGTACCAAGTTATGAAGACTGTTTTCCGGCGTTTACTGATGACGATATTCCGTTTTAAGAAGGGGTGAGAGATGAAATATGTTCAGGAAAACGGAGGAATATGAAAAACAAACTTAAACAAGCGCACAGAAGAGCGGTGAGAGAAATTGCACAGGCAGATTATGACAAGCTGAAAAAACAGCTTCTTTCGGGAATCCGGAGAAATAGACTCTTGACAGCCGTGGGGATTGTCGTAATGTTATTCATGCTAACTACGGTTGCTGTGATGGGAACTCTTTTCAAAAACGAACTGAACAGCAAGGATATGAAGATAAAGCACTTAGAGCAGCAGCTTAAAGAAAAGCTACAGATAGAAACTGTTATGAGGCAATATCCGAAAATGAAAATCGAAATATACGTTCATGTTCAGGAAGAGTGTGATAGGTACGGCGTTCCGGTTAATGCAATTTTCGCCCTTATTGACTCAGAGAGTAACTGGTCACAGTCCGCAAGGTCACGAGTCGGAGCTATAGGTCTAATGCAGCTTATGCCGAAGACCGCCGAAGGTCTTGGAGTAAATCCGTATGACTGGAAAGAAAATATATCAGGAGGAGTAAAGCATTTCCGGTATTGCCTCGATAAGGCAGAAGGAAATCTTTCCCTTGCTTATATGAAATATAATTGCGGTCCGAACAGGGTTAATATCCCCAAAGAGTCGATAAAGTACGCCCGAAATTGTACACAGAAATATTTGGTGTCAGAACGTATTCCGGTGACGATATGAGAAAGCTGTTCTTGGTCAAAAATAAGTCCGGTGGTCTTAGCCCGTATGGAGAAGAGAGTGAGGACATCGTTAATCGTTGGAAGGTCGGAAACTTCTATGCCCTTGATTACAGACA